CCCGCCATATGCACCACCACCATTAAAACCACCTTTACCAAATTCAAAAAAGTTCACGTGGGGCAAGTGATAAAATCATTCTAATTTAATGTGTTCCATATTTATATAAAACGGAAAAACTATATGGACACTAAAAAATTTACAACAGTTCTTCGTAAAATTATTCGTGAAGAAGTTACAAAAGCGGTTCGTACTGAACTGCGACAAATGCTGACAGAGGATAACACATCACATAAATCAGCAATACAACATGGCATGGCGTTACATGATATGGTAGAACAACGACCAAAAAAAGCTGCCAAAAAAAAATATTCTGACAATCCAATGTTAAATGATCTTTTAAATGATACCACAACATTGAAAGAAAATTCAGATTGGTCTACTATGAATTTTAGAAGTGAAATGGCACAATCTTTTGCTATGAATCCATCAGAGCCCGTTGTTGCTCCTGCAACTGATTTACAAGGCAAGCCGCTCAATACTAACAATGAACAAGTGGCTACCGTTGTTAATGCAATGACTAAAGATTATTCTGCGTTGATGAAAGCGATAGACAAGAAAAAAGGTAGATAGTGCAAGGAAGACCTATATATCGATATGAACCTAATAATTCTAATCCGGACAGGGCAGTAGGTATTTTATTACCTTTTAATAAAGCATCTGATGGTCGTACGGTAACACAGAATGAATTATCTGGATCGGTAAATGGAGGGTCTTTATTTAGACAGTCATATACTACTGAAGAACAAGCTTTATCTAATTTTAGAAATTTATTAATGACCAGATTAGGTGAGCGATATATGCAACCGACATTTGGTACTAAAATTTATGATTTTGTATTTGAACCGAATACTGAATTAGTACGTGAAGAATTACAAGCATCGATTGAGGATTCCATAAAATTTTGGTTACCGTATATTGAAACAAAACAAGTTGATGTTGTAGCCGATGTTGCAAATTATGCGGTTTCAGTGCGTATAAGATTTACTGTAAAAAATTCTGAATCAGAACGTGTTATAATAGTCTTGGCTAATGAAAATGAAATATTAGTTTCAGATGTCGATGTTCCGCTGGATTTAGTACAAGTAGGAGAATTTAATTATTAAGGAAACAAATGTCATTAGTTAAAAAGGATGTTAAATATTTGAATAAAGACTTTGCTCAGTTTAGGCAAAATCTTATAAATTTTACAAGACAATATTTTCCTAATACGTATAATGATTTCAATGAGACATCACCTGGTATGATGTTTATAGAAATGGCATCATATGTAGGAGATGTTTTATCATATTACACGGATCAATCTTTTCGCGAATCAATATTGAATAATGCACAAGAAAGTGCTAATATTTTAAATTTAGCACAGTTATTCGGATTTCAGACTAAGTTGAATACGCCTGCAACAGTTATTATGGATGTATTTCAATTAGTACCATCTAAAGGAACAGGTAATGCAACAGAACCAGATTTTAATTTTGCATTGTCTATTAAAGAAAATATGCAAATAAAAACAGAGGCGGGTATAAATTTTGTTACAACCGCACCTGTCGATTTTACAGTTGATACAGCTACTAGTCCACGAGAAATTACTGTATATTCATCCGACACTGCCGGTAATATTGATTTTTATTTATTAAAAAAACAAGTACCTGCAAAATCGGGCGAAATAAAAACTGAAATATATGAATTTGATACTCCTAAACCATATGATAAAATAACATTGCCGGATACTAATGTGATAGATATTATAGATGTATTAAGTAGTACTGGTGATGAATGGTCGCAAGTAGATTATTTAGCACAAGATACTGTATTTGATGCTATTGCTAATATACCTTTTAACGACGTTGAAATGGCAGAACATAAAAGTACTGTCCCATACATTTTAAAATTAAAACGAACTCCTAGGAGATTTGTAACACGTGTTAGAAACGATCAGAAAATAGATATTCAATTTGGAGCTGGTGTAAGTTCAGATTCTGATGAAGAATTAATTCCTAATCCAAAAAATGTAGGGATGGGATTAGAATATTTAAAACGTAGTACTACATTGGATGTTGATCCTACAAATTTTTTAAGAACTAGTACATATGGATTGGCACCTAATAACGAAACGTTAACGGTTAGATATACTGTAGGGGGAAGTCTTAAAGAAAACGTATCAGCTAATACATTAAATATTATTACATCTGTAGTTTATAACAGTACAAATACTGCAGATGTCAATTTAGATTTTGTAAAAACTACAGTAGCAGCTAATAATCCAGGTCCAGCGACCGGTGGGAAAACTAAACAAGATTTGGAATCGATTCGTCAAAATGCAATGGCTAATTTTGCTGCTCAAAATAGAATGATAACAAGAGAAGATTATATAGCTAGATGTTATATGATGCCAGCTAAATTTGGAAGTATTGCTAAAGCATATGTAATCGGTGATTCTCAACAGGATACGGCAGATGTTACATATCCACGTGAGACTTTATCAAACCCATTGGCGTTAAATTTATATACATTGGCATATAACGATGCACAACAATTGGTACCGTTAAATACAGCATTAAAAGAAAATTTACGTACATATTTATCTCAATTCAGAATGTTAACAGATGCCATTAATATAAAAACAGCATATATAGTAAACATAGGAGTAGAGGCAGATATCATACCAACACCTAACAGTAATAGCCAGGAAGTAATTTTAAGAGTAGTCAATCGATTAAGAGAATTATTACATATCGATAGAATGCAGATTAATGGACCGATAAATATATCAAATCTCATGTCTGAATTAGATAAGGTTAGAGGTGTACAGACAGTGGCTGGTTTAAGTATTAAAAATCTATTTAATACCGTAACAGGATATTCGCAATATGTATATGATATTGAAGGCGCGACAAAAAATGGAATTATTTATCCAAGTTTAGATCCTATGATATTTGAAGTTAGATTTCCTAATAAAGATATTAAAGGAAGAATTGTAAGTTAACAAAGGAAATTATGTATCAATTATTTTATACAGAAAGAGATAATACATTATACGAACGTTTTCCGGAGCAGAATGCGGGTATCGATCCTATTCTAGAATTAACAAAAATTGCTTCCGGATCAAATCTAAATGGTGAAATTCAAGCTGATACATATAATTCTAGAATATTATTAGATTTTGGGCAAAGTATAACAACATTAACAAATTTAATTGATTCTGGTAAAATACCGCCTTTAGGTAATTCAGCGAATTCAGCATCAGTGTTTTTATCAATGCAAGCCGCTGATGCATCAGATCTTAAATTATCATATACATTAAAAGCATTTCCAGTATCTCAATCATGGGCCAATGGCAATGGTACAAAAAGCGATACACCACAAACTAAAGTTGGTTCATCATGGTACAATAGATCAGGTGACGGAAAAGCTCAAACAGGTATTGCTTGGAATACTGGATCAGCAGCTAGTGGTAATTCAGGTAAAGGTGTTACTGAAACATTTGGCGGTGGTACTTGGAT